GCAGAAAGTACGCCGATCCAATTGCTTCCGCCATCTCTCGTGTAGAACACATACAAATTACTTTCACCACTAGCAGGGGCATCTGGTGCAGTGCCGCCAGCCCAGTCTACAGATGAGGGCCATGTGAGAGTGGAGCCGTTACCTGTCACCTGTAGGATGAAGCCTGCCGAGTACCCTGATGCCGTACTACCAAATGTGAAAGTAGTGTTGCCCGACATAGTAAGGCTAAACGCACCCCCACTATCGGGATCGCAGGTTGGGCTGGTTCCAGACAGCGCATCATAATCCTCCTTCAGAGAACCATCTTCAATTGTTATGCCGTCTGTTGTAACTCTGCACTGACTTAAATTACCCGTAACAAGAGTAATCCTGTTTGCATCAAACCCAAGATAAGTATCCGTATCGCCTTCGTGATAAAGGTTACTTGCAAGGTAGATGTTATCTACAGCGTTAAGGTTGCCGTTGATGTTTAGATTCGCAAACGTAGGGGAGCTGCCCGAGTTCAACGCTTGGTTTGCTGTGTACGTTGTATAGCCAGCACCGTTAGTAAGCTGGTTATTATTGGTGATGTAGTTAGCGTTGGTAGCGCCTGTGTAACCTAAATCACCAAGAGTTAAAGTACGAGTACCCATGCTGGTAATAACACCGTCTGTGACGAAGATATTATCAATAATAGTTGAGCCAGAAGTATTGATGTCGCTGTCAGTGCCAATTACAGTATTGTATGTACCAGACGCTTGCTTACCATCCAATGCAGTCTGCAAACCATCTACATTTGAGATAACGTGGTTGTGGCTATCGTCGGCTACAGTGACAGTAAGTGTAGCATTGCCAAGGTTAGTAAACGTAGCACTACCAGACGCATCACCGTTAAGGGTCAGCGTAGGGTCAGCCGTGGCTGTGGTAGCAATGCTAATATTGCCAGAACCATCGAAGTTAGCATTACCTGTGACAGCGCCTGTTACGGCAATATTGCGCGCTGTAGCCAGTGTGGACGCGGTGCTCGCTGCAATCCCTAAAGCGTCGATGTCTGCTTTCGTCTGATCGGCAGTCGCGCCGCTCTCCACACCGTCTAGCTTTGTGCCATCCGCAGCAACGTCACGCCCGTCCACAGTGCCAGACACAGTGATGTTGCCAGTTACGCCCAAAGATGTATTTGCTGTCAGAACAGTAAACGTACCAGCGACAGCCGTAGTGCCGCCGACAACAACATTATCAATAGTGCCAGAGTTAATATCAATGCCAGTGACGGGCGTGGTGCCGTCAAGCACATCGTCTATTAAATCCATGCTATCGTTTAAATAGCCGCCCCAAACGTCCTCGTCATCCGCGACTGTAGGTTTTTTTAGGTTATATGTTGTTGTATAGGCAACCATGTCTAAATCCTTATGCCGCTCTCATTGGCAGTTCTGTCCAATTAACGCTACTATCTGCAAGCGGCTCCCACTTCTCTCGAGCACTTGCAGCGAACAGTGCAGTTGCCGACACGCTAGAGCCAGCACTTTGCACCCTGTTGCATATCGCAGTGACGGTTGCCGCTACGTCAACATCACTCGCACCAGCCGCAGTAAAGTTTGCAGATGCGCTGAAAGTTACAGCCGCCGCCACATTTGATGCAGCCTCTCGTACACGCTCCGTAATGTCTGCAATCGTAACTGCTGGGCTTACCTGTACGCTAGACTGTGCAACGCGGATTGCGCCACCTGTAACTGTAAGCGATGGGGTGACGGTCGCAGAGCCAGCCGCGTTAACCGATCCAATCGGCACCATCTCCGCTAGTACGTTAATCGGTACGCTTCGCTCTACAACGCGCAGGTAGCTAACAGACGTTGCGCTTGCAGCCGTTAGTGCCGCAGCGCCTTTAACTGTAACCTGAGCCTCAGCCGTGGAAGTTGCAGACGCAGAAATAGAGGCGGACGCATCAATGTATGAGCCGTCAACGCCGTAAAACCATGTACTGTAATTACCCTGACCGTAGGCCATTACTCAGCCCCTAGTTAAGCGTGATGTCTAGGTCGCCGCTTGGAATGCGGAACACGTCACCTGTTTCGATAGTTTTCGATGAGGTTAGTGCAGCCCATGCCATCAAGTTGCCAGCAGAGGAAGCATCAAAGATGCCCACATGCGTAACCGTGCCGTAATTGGCCGTGGCTGTAGGAAACTCTACCGCCGCATTGTTTGACGTTGTGTCGCCAGACGTTGTGAAGGCAATAGTTTGACGCGCATAAGCGCCGCCCGATACCTCTGTACCGCCGCCACTGTCAGACGGTGCAGCCGTAAACAGCGCAACGTAGTGTGTTCCGGGGGCCGTGTATGCAACGCCAGCAAACACATGGTCCAGCACCTTTGTTTCTAAATAGTCTGAAAAGCTCATGTTGGTCTCCTAGATATATCTTACTTCCCTATACACTACTTTTAGGAATTTAGTAAGAGTTAACTTGAATACGCATCCCTGCGCTTGATTGTTTGGCCCTGTCACTAGAACTATTTAAGCCTTGTATTGCAGAAGTATAAAGTTGAGCCCAAGTTGGCAGACGCTCATCTTCTCCTAAAAATGGCGCAGCTTGCGTTAGAGCACCATAAACATAAGCGTCAGGCGCATCAGTTAGTAACCAGTTGGTTGTTTGGCTGTCAGACAGAGCAGGAATTTCTTGGTAATAAACAAGCTCCATTATGTATGCCGCATCAGGTGTTGGGAAAAGCTCAAAACTTTCACCAATGTGTGCATAGAACTGAGGCCTTCCATTGGCGTTTCTACTGTTTTGCCTACGAATTATTAAATCATTAATAGTTGTAAGCTGTAAAGCAAAGCCATCACCAGAAGTTATACTGAAACGGATGGTTTCAAGCCAATCTGCCGGAACGGCGCTATATTGGCTGTCCAGTTCACCAGAAGAACGCTCAACCATTTTGTAATGACGGATTTGCCTCTGCATTTGTTTTTCAGCGAAATTTATGAAGTCTGGTATTTGATCTGTAAGGTCATCACGGTTTAACCAACTACCAATTGACGTTTTAAGCTCTGAATAAGTTGAAAGTGCCATCTAACAGTCCCATGCTTTACGCGACCAATAATTAGCCGACAATTTGCTATTCTTGCCCTTTATACCACCAGAACGCGCACAATACGATGCTTTTCGACTTGGCGTGTTTTTCTTGATGGTCATGTTGGGATCGCCAAAGTTTACTTTTTTAACTTCATTGCCCTCAACAGCAAGGACTTCAAACTTCTTTGGGCCACCCCGGCGCGGTTTATTGACTGCCGTGAAGCCATGACGTTTTTTTGCCGCCGCTATCTTTTCCGCTTTTGTACGCATGGAAACTAAATAAGCCCTACGATTTTGCTAGGCATTTGCCAGCCATTGCGCATTTATTTGGTGTTGGACAACCTTTGCATGGCTTAAAAGATGCTGCTGAAGAATACTTACCAGTCTTCATTTCTTTTTCCCGCCTTTTTTCTTACCCTTACTTTTTTTACCGTAGCCCATTACGCTTTCCTTTTTACTGGTTTTTTCTTAGATTTCTTTGCGTCCGTCTTAATGACTTTTAAATTTGACCAAGCATTGGGATATGCAGAACCCCGGCGCTTAGACATAGCCTTAGCTCTTGCAATTTGTGCTTTAGTCATTTTTGCCATGATGCACCCTGTGAATTATAATCACAGAATATCACATTATGCTATTCCACGCAATCCGCGCTTAATTGGTGCGCCCCATTCGACTTCAGACTTATAACCAACGGCCAAATATCTAAACGCATCTGCACCATGAGAAGTCCAATCGTGCAAAGGTCTACCGCGCCAAGACTTCATGCGCTCGTCAAACTCACGCCGATATTGCAAAAGAGCCTCGATGCCTCGATCACATTTTTCTTCATCAAACCAGCAACGGTTCAACATAGAACGAGCGGCTTGTATGCCATCCTCGATGCCCAGCCGTGGGGCAATATCTACGTTTTTAATGCCCAGCGCGTCCAAAGTTTCTAAACGGCTTTTACCTGTGCCAAGCTCTTTTACGCGAACATCGTGGGGCAATATGTGCCGATCATAATGGTATCCACGCTCACTTAAAGCCTTAGCGTAATGGTCTAAACCAACGCCGCTGCTTTCATAA